AGAGAGTTTTCAATCACAGTTAATACGGGAGCATTAGTTCCCGTTTGTGTTATTAATGCTTTCCAAATCTGTTGTGATTTACGACCGTCTGACATTTGAATTACACTTCCATTCCTAGTGTAAGTTAACCCCGTATCAGTATCTAAATAAAACTCACCGTCATAAATATCTGTTACCAACCAATCACCATTACGATGGTCTGTACTTGCAGGAATAGTAGGAACACCACTACCTTGCTTTATTATCAATCTCGCATTTATATCTTCACACATAATTATCCTTTTATTAATTTACTATACTGACTTACTCCACTAAAACCACCCGTTACAACTCCAACATCTACACCAACACTAGGAGGTGAACCAATATAACCAGTACCTCCAATTGGTGACGCTGTTATTGTAATCGTTCTTCTGTTGTTATTCTTTGCCTTTAAAACTTTAATTAACTCTATTTCTGTACTTACTTTGAAATCCGCTGCGAATTCCTTAATCTCATTCAATCTAAACAAAGCACCGTTTATCATTATCAATTTACTGAAATCAAGATTCCTTATATCTACTTCATTCCAATAAACAAACAGATTTACTATCTGTCCTGCCTTAGATGACATCTCATTAATGAAATCAAAGTAATATGTACTATAACAATTAATCGTTGTAACCGTAGTTGCAACATAAAACAATTCATTCGTTAACTGAAAAGATAAATCAAATGTAGGCGTATTCCAATTGTTAAAATGATGAACACAAGGATATGTAGTTAACACCTCTTGTCCTCCTCCAATCGTATCTTTAAATGTCCATGAACCTGACTTACTTCCATTTCTGAAGCATATAATTGGATCTCCTTGATTTGCTTTTAATACATTGTTTTCAATCTTTATAAATCTAGGAACAAGAATGCCTGGAGAAACTTCATAAGGTATAATAGTTGCCCACGTTAAATCTATTTTATACTCCCCTTTTGCGTAGTAGCTAGGTTGAGATTGATTTAAGTTGTTATACTCAGTACTCCATTTTGAAAAGTACTGCGTAAAATCGTAATGAGATTGCTTTTTATAACTGAATAATATATTCTTACTAAATTCATTTGCACTAGGTTTAACAACAATTGCTTTGTCATGGTCAACTAATTGCGTTATATCTTCAAATACAGTTGTTGCTTGATAGTAACTAGATAACGGTTCAATCTTACATACATTCAAATCTGAAGGGTCTGATATGTATAAGTTAAACTGTCGAATACAATTTATCATTAAGTCACTACACTTCATTGATGGTAAAAACTGAGTTAATAAAACAGTTTCACCATCTGTAATAGTGCTATTCGTACAAGTCAAGTGAATAGTAGTAGCACTTAATATATTCGTGTTAATATCAAGCGTAAAATCAGGTTGACCGTTATAATATACGGGGTCATTGTAATCAGTAAAAGATGTTACAATACCAGCAAATAAATAAAAAGAGATAATATCACCACTAGCAACAATTATTTCTTGTGAAGCATTAGTATCAAATGTCAATGTACCACTTAATGCAGTTGGTGTATATGAAGACGGTGTAATACTATACAATGGAACGCCATTTTTTAATACCCTTAACTCCATTTGTTCGTATGTGTTATTAGTATTGTCAGTGGTTATTGCATAGTCAACGACAAAATTTACATCTAGGATATAGTTACCAGCAGCCTGTATGGTTATCTCACCTACTTCATATTGATTGAATATGTCTTGAGTTTCTGTACTTGTAAATGTCGAAAAACTATTATTAGTATCAAAAGGATTACCTAGTGTCATGTAAACTACGCCCCCTTGCATTGTGATTGACATATCATAGTCGCCATTATCAATTAAAACCTTTCGATTATTCAACTCAGCAGGAGGTAAAGACTTTATTTCACCACCACCATAACCGAAAAGTATGCTTTTAAAAAGAGTAGAATCTAAGAATGTTGAATTCCACGTTAAACCAACGAACTCAAAGCACTTTAACAACACCTCACGAAGGTAAACATATGGAACTAAGTCAGTAGTATTCCAAATAGTTGCACCTATTCTTGGTCTTCGCTCAATCAATGGATAGTAATAACCACTACCAATGGCAGCAGTCCATGATGATTTGATATTTGTACGGTTTAAAACATGATTATAAGCACTCCAATTTAAGTCGTTTACATTAATTGTTTGAAGCAATAGAAATATATCTACAGATTCAGCGAATACTTGACATTTATACGAAGGTACACCGTCAGTTATTAAAACAGAATTAAGTTTTATAACTCCCTTTAATACTTGTACACCTCGTTTCTTTAATATTACTTCAGCTTTTACCGTAGCATCAAAGTTAACATTCGAATCATTTGAGGTATACCTAAATGCACCTGCAAAGAAAGCATTATTATTCATTGTAGCAGGAAGTACAACCTCTTTACTAAATGATTTCTTTCGCTTAGACGGGTCTTTTACATCTGCAATAGCATAACTTACTGGAATAGGAATACCGTTCGTTAAATCAAGTGAATAGCCGTTACATATTAATTCATCTGTCATAATCCTAAACCGTTATTCCCGTAAGTATATTCAAAGCTAACAGCCTCCGATATCATATCTTCAAATCTTTTTTTCTTAAATGTAAACGATGAAGATGTTACCCGAATAGAATCAACAAAACCTACTGAATCAATTAGATAATATCTAGGTGACTTATACAACTCACATAACCATCGTTGTACCGTTTCAGAAATCCAATCGGTATAAATAGTTCCTTTATCATTTTGTTTTGCGCCTACTCTTAATGTTCCTGAATCGTTCAAGTTGTAATCAAATGCAGTACCATTCCATTGACCGTATTGTTTTCCGTAAGTTTCTTCTGATACCGTTCCATCTTGTTCCAGGTTATGTAGAAATATAAACGAATCATAAGCACCGAACTCATTTAACCATTGTAGCGTGTTTGGAGCGTTGCAGTATTCCGTAATGAAATCTACTCTTAACATCTCACTACCTTCAACATTAACTGTATAATATGCAGCGTTTGTTAATACTAAACCTGCTGCCGTTAATAAAGTAGTGTTCAAATTCAATTGTGCAATTAGATATGCGTGTGTTTCTGAATGAGAATCTAACAAAGTACCACTAGAATCATAAACATTAATTATCAATTCACTTGCAACCGAATCAGTAATTATATTTAAATAGAAATCCTGAGAATATAACTGATAAATACGTTCTGTTCTTGGTACATTCGTTAAGTATTTTAATTGATTGTATGTAGAACTAACATAGCTATCCCAAAACTTATCACTAAATGACGCTTTAAATACATTTATAGGAGTACTAGATGCGTTTAAATGGTCAATAGGTGTAGTGCCATAGTTTTCAATTACTTTAATGTAAACTAAATTTGAATAATTACCCTCACTATAAAGTGTTGAAGATCGTTGTGGCACTTGAATAACATTTTTCACAACACTTGAAGCGTCAAAATGTGACCTAATACCACGCTCAACAAATACCGTATCTTCAGCAACCTGAACACCATCGACAAACGTCTGAACTTTATAACTAAAATTTGTTTGTGCGGTTTGATTTGAACTAAAAACAAATGTTAAAGGATTATCTGAAGGTGACCAATCTTGTGGTGATGTATGAATTGTTACTGCCATGGTTCTACTATTTTTATTGTTATTGACCTACCTAATAACTTAGATATAGGCTCTCTTAATTGTTCTACTAATGTATCGTTAACCACATCTGTAAAGAATGGTCTTGCTTTCTTTCCTTTCTTAATTATACTAGATTGAATTGCCCACGCCATTGAGTCGTATGTTTGATTGTCTCTAGTAGTCATACCGGTAGTTGGTATCCACGCAAGTATAGCATCATGAAATGATGTTGATTGAGCAGGTTGTGTTCCCCAGCTTGGTGAGCCATGATTAACCTCAGTACCATTTACCCCCTTATCTACAAACTTCCAATAGAAGTCAGCATCTATCCCAACTGAAACTGTGCTACCATCAATAGTAACTTGCTTATGTGGTTTAATTGATTGCCTTAAATTCAATGAAGCACCAACGCCATGACTATCTAAAGAAGCTGTTAACTGATTTGTAACATCTTGTGCTAGTTCTCTTAATAGTTCAGATAATGGACTAGATGGATTACCTTCTAAAACACTTTTTGCACTCCCAAGATTTAACTTAGCTAATATATCAGATTCGTTTGCCACTACTTATAAGAGTTTTTTTTCTTCTGTTTATGTACAAAATAGTTGAATCTATGATTTAGAGTATAAACATTTAAATCTGTTACCTTATCCCAATCACCATTAAAGAACTCTTTTGCTATTAAATCTATCGTTTCTTCCCACCCAAACTTGTTAACAGTTTTACTGTTCTTTCCGTTGTCTTTTGTCTCGCCATTGATAGCCTTGTCGATTGCTCTATTTTGGTCAAAAAAAAAGCAGACGCTTCTAAAAAAGTCTGTAATGAAAGCTCACGTTCAAATATATTATATCTGTCTTTTATTGGATATAGTAAGTTCTTATTCTCATCTGTTGTTCCATACTTAACGCCTTTAGGATAATAGAATAAACAAGCTAACCACACGGGGTCTTTGTTGATATCTCCTTTTGACCAGTCCATATGCCATCCTGAACCTACCTTATGAGGATTGATTAGTTCATATTCAATACCTCCTAATGTAATTAACTGAGGCGGTTTGTTTACTTTTATCTCTGAGTATATTTCTTTAACGTGGTGGTACATCTTGATTATGTCATGTGCATCAATCACTAGAATATCGTTGATATGCTCACCTGTAAACTCTGCCATGAACTCATTGACTTGCATCAATGTTAAATCTTCGTTATAAGATGGATTCATTAACGCTTTTAAATGCTTTATTCTTAAATCTTCGGTGTTCTTTGGTAGTCTAATTTCCATTATCTAAATCTATTTTTAATTGCTTCTATTTTTACTGCTCGTTCTGTTTGGTTTACTGTCTTGCCTAAAGACTTTTGCTCGTCATGTCTTCGATAAATATATAGAGTTGAATTACAATAACCTAACTTCATGCCTTTAGATAAACATCTCATATTGAAATCATACTCTTCAGCACAAGTCAAGTCCTCATCAAATAAACCTACCTTGTCAAATAAGTCCTTACGATACATTAAAGTTCCACCGTGAATAACATTCATTGAAAGCATATCTTTTAGTGTTGGTTTTGCTATTCTAGGACGTTGGAATATCTCGTGTAATGTATGTTTGTTTATTGCGTTGCCATGAATGAAGTCAACATCTTTCATAGCCTTTACGCTGTCATGAATTGAATTAGATGTTAACATATCGTCATCACATAAATACTTCACATACTCACCACTTGCAATCTCAATACCTCGATTAAGATTATATCCAACACTCTCAGTAGATTCTGATAGTATCAATTCAATTTCACCTAGATAAGACTGTTGATGCACTGAATCAATTGCATCTTCAAGCCATCCTCTGTCGTGGTGGAATGGTATTATTATACTTACTTTCGGGTGTAACATATTAGCCATACTTTAGGTTGAATTTCTTCGTAGTGTTAACCCAATCATTTAATTCTGCTTTCATACGTTTGGGTTGTCTTTTTTAATGTGGTTGTATGCGTCTATTAACATATTAATCTGTCTTTCGTTATTGATAATCTGCATTAGGTTTATGTTTATTGTTTGACCTTTCTTGTCATAAATGTAATTGCATACAACTTGAGCCATATATTGAATGATTTGTATCTGTCTCATAACTCTATTATTTTTCTTATTCGTTGTCCTGTTTCAATTATCCCATGCTTTGCCCAAAAACCTGAATGCATAACCTCTAATGCTAAATCAAAACTTTCTCTATCATGAAGTCCGAAGATAGTATTTTGGAATGACCTTTCAGTATCAGGAGTTAAAAAAGGTTGTTGACCATAAACTGATTCATAAGCTGAACGGTTAATATTATTCGTGATTACTAAACTACCCATTGCAGTTGCTTCAAATGCAGAAGTACCAAAGCACCCGTAAGGCTTTCCATCTTGTGTAGTGGCAAATAGTTCTACATAGATATGGCATTCACTTACACGCTTCAAATTCTCTTTGTGTGTCAATTGCTTAGTATCAATTCGTATATCAAAATCATTCAAGAAAGGTGCTAACATCCTTTCAATTGCATTCGTACCTTTAACCGTTGAATTACTTGGGTAGTGACCAATTATAAGCTTATCTTGTTTGGGTTTATCTATCGGCTTTAAATCGGTATGAGGTGCAATGTAGAACATATCGTCTTTAAGTAGTAAGAACTCACATTGATCGGTTGCAATCTTACAATCCTTAAATGCCTTGTCATGGTATTCGGGTTGTTGTCTATATCTTGTGCCGGTATGATAAACTACAATATTACGATGTGATTTAACCAGGTTGTATAGGTTGACATCTGAATGGAATATTTGAATACAATCGTACTGATTAAAAGTAGTGATTATTTGTGCTGCTGTTACTACTTGACTTTGTGTAGCATATCCAAATGGATGAGCATTGATACATACATCAACACAATCAATTCCTATTGAACGTAACGCTCTTGCATTGTCATGTGCATAGTTAGCGTAATCGTTGGAACTTAGATTAAGTACTCGCATATCTTATAAATTAGATACCATAAACCCAAAGATAATAAAAATATTGTTATGTAGACTTGTCTTATATTCATGATGCAAAGTATTTGCCACGTTGAGATAGATGTTTTCTCGCTTGGTTGTACAATGATAACGATATAACACTATCATCGTGTATTCCTTCGGGTGCTGAATACTTGACATGTCGTGTCTTTAAATCAAATACATAAGTAAATGCTTCAAGTTCATCAATTAAATACTCTTCGTTTGGTAGCTTCAATTCAAGTTGTTCAAAACTTACTGCTAAATCTTCTATCATGATAGGCTTTGATTTAGATGTTGTTGTAAACGGTTGAACTAAATTGCCACACTTCATCTTTAGAAGTTCATAGAACACGTCACCTTGATTGTTAACCTCAACATAAACATTTGCTCTAAACTTATTTATAACGGTTGCAACCTTATCTATTATCCTTGTCCATTCGTCATGCCTCCAACGTTCAATATGAAGTACACCGCCACCCTTTGTGCCAATAGTTAAAACAGTATAATCATCTGCTCTACCAATATCTAAACCACCGTAGTTAGTTCCGTTTGGTTCTGCTTTCTTTACGCATTCTCGAACGTTCTTGAACAACCCAGTTGCACCATCAATAAACTCTGCAAGGTATTCTTGTCTGAAGATATGGTCAGGTACAGTTTCTTTAATTGAGTCTATTTCTCTAGGGTCAATCATTGGATTATCATACGAACTATATTGAAAGTATAAGTACCTATCATCTGAATGACGCAATAAAGATAATTTATACATCATTCGTTTGCCTCGAGGGGTTGAAATGAATAAAACCTTTTTACCCTTGACAAGTATTGTAGGTTGCAACACCTCCTCCCATGTGTTAACCTTCATGAAATCGAACTCATCACAAATGAGATAGTCAAATGTATTACCTCTTATTCCATCCGCTCGTTCTGCTGAAAAGAATTGTATTGTAGATCCGAATCCTTTAACGATTAATTCAGTATCATTATATTTAAAGAATCCACTAGATTCAGTTGCTCGTTTAAGTTCTTGGTATACTTTCTTTGATTGCTTATAGATTGGTGACACCCATCCTATCATTGAACCCTTATCATTGATTGACCAGTATAAACATTGATTTTCTCCTAGTAATGTCTTACCAAACTGCCTACCAATATTACACACATAATACTTTGCGTTATCATTATTGATAGCATCATGTATCTCTTTTTGTTTTGCGTGTGGTTTATATCCTTTAATCGAACTCAAACTTGTCTACTGTTTTCGTTTCTAGTTGTTGTCTATCATGCATACCTAAACGATTTTTTGCATAGAATATACCTTTACCTTCGTTTGCTACAATGTCA